ATGTCTAAGTTTGTTGGTGGGGTAGCAATTGTTCATGTTGGTGGAAATACTGAGTTAGAAATGCAGGAAAAGAAAGACAGAGTTGATGATGCTCTTCACGCTACAAAAGCTGCTCTTGAAGAAGGTATTATACCTGGAGGAGGAATAGCTTTACTTTACTCAAATGAAATTCCTAAAGAATTAGAAAATGGCAATCCTGATTATAATTTTGGATTGAGTATAGTTCAAAAAGCATGTCAAAAACCATTTGAACAAATCTTAACAAATGCTGGTTTTTCACAAACTGATGCTTTAATGATAGCTAGACATGAATTAATTGACTCTGGAAATGACGCGTGGAGTGGCTATAATATTAAAACTAATAAAGTAGTTAATATGAAGGAAGCTGGGATAATTGATCCCTTAAAGGTTACAAGAAGTGCATTACAAAATGCATCATCAGTAGCGGGAACAATTCTACTAACAGAAGCTGTAGTTGTTGATAGTAAAGAAGACAAAGACAATAATGGAATTGACCCATCAATGTTAGGAATGGGAATGTAATATGGAAACAAAAGTAATTGAACATAATGAGCTAATAGCAAATAGAATAGCTCCTGGTGATAATTGGATTTTAGTAGATGACTCTAAAAAAATAATTCATAAATCAATCACAGATACATTAGAAGCATACTTAGTAAAAACAGGTTTTAAAGGGGAGTATAGATTGGCTCCCCTTGATAGTAAATTATATGCTATTAAAACTTCTGAGGAAGAAATCAAACCTGAGCCAATTAAAAGATATAATATCTATGGTGACGAGTATTAATTCTTAATGTATTTATAATAAAATATTTTAAAAATGAAAAAATCTCAATTAAGACAAATCATCAAAGAAGAAATAAGAAGAGCCATCAATGAAGAACCTATAGGAAAACTTCAAATGAGTCAAATAAGAGAAATCTCAGGATTAGAAGATTTTCTATGGTTTAAACATACTCTAGACAGTAAAACCATAAGACGTGCTAGTATGGAAGAACAAAAGGAATGGTCTCAAGTTACTAAGGAGTTAGATGATGTATTAAATCATTGGGTAAGATTACTATTAGAATTAGATATAAAATATCCATCATAAAAAAATACAAATGAAAAAATCTCAATTAAGACAAATAATCAAAGAAGAACTTTCAAAGTTAACTGAAGATAATGGGTATAATAGATTAGCTGAATATCTACAACCTTTGGTTGACCAAGAAATTATACATAGCGACATTAGAGATGAGATATTAGATTTAGCCCAATCTTACTATGTTAATGGGTAAAAAAAATACAAATGAAAAAATCTCAATTAAGACAAATTATCAAGGAGGAAATTAAAAATGTACTTCATAAAAATGAATCTCAGCTTAATGAATTCAATCCCAGGCCCTACAGGAATAAATTATCGAAAAAGCAGACATTCGATATGTTAGAAAAATACTATAATTCTATAGAGATAGATGGACAAAAAAATGCTATTGATAGAATAGTACGTGCTAAGAAATCTAAGTATGGTTATGATGTTTGGTATAGAATAAAAGATCAAGGAAGTGATGAAGGAAGTACAATGTCTTTCGTATATTTTACAGACCTTAAAAAAAAGGGACTTTATGACGATAAACCACTTAATGAAGAAATGACAGATTGGCCTAAAGAACTTACATCCCGATATAGTGATGAATATAGATTTGAATTAGAAAATATATCCCCAACTTATAAGGACCAACCCGGAAGAGCTAAATACCGAGTAATCGATATTGAAAGTGGAGAACTTAAATCCACCCCTGTATTTGAAAAACCAGAACATCTTATAGCTTTTGCTGATGATTTAATTAAGCCTCAAGGTGGTAGACAATCCTCAAATTTTGGAGAATCAGTTAATGAAGCAAAAGAACTTACTCAAGATGATATTTACAACTTCCTAAAACCAAAATTTAAAGACACTAAAAGAGCAACATATGAGGTTGACAAAGAAGGTAAAAAAGTAGTTGTGTCTTGGACAATAACTAAAAAAGGATACACTGACTCCAAAGGTGATTTATTTATAGACTTAGAAGACATGGACTTTACTGATAATCATGGTGGAGGAAAAAATTGGGATACTAAAGCCCAACTCCTTTCTGGATTAAAAAAACACATCAGAGATGACGCTAAATCAATATTTGGAGAAAATACACAAAATAATATGAAAGACTTTAACAAATTAATAAAAGAAGCCCTAACACCTTCATTTCTAAAAGAAAGTCAAAGGCAAGGATGGGAAAAATATAGAGAAATAGGATATGAAATTTGGCATGGTGCACCTCATGGATATCATGCTGAAGCTTACCCCCAATTTGGTAGTATTATTAATTTTAGAGCTTATTTTGACACTTATGATGAAGCCAAAGAACATGCTGAGAGAGAAATTGATGATTATCTTGACGACACCCATTCATCTCATTATGATGATGCTTTAGACCCATTAACCTCCCTAAAAGATGATGAATTAGATTACTTTGGTTATCAATAAAGAAATTTCTGAATGAATTAGTTTGGCCTCCTAGGTAAAAATTGTTATATTTAAAATAAAAGTTATGAAGGATCACTCTTTACTAGTGGAACGTTATCGTTCTAAGAATTTAAATGAATTTGTTGGTAATGAAACTATTAAAACAAAAATACAAAAATATTTAGACCAAGATGATATCCAGAATTTCATATTTTATGGCCCTGCTGGTTGTGGAAAAACAACACTAGCTAAATTAATAATTAATAATTTAGACTGTGATTTTCTTTACATTAATAGTAGTGATGAAAGAGGAATTGAAACAATTAGAGACAAAGTATCATCATTTTCATCATCTGCATCTTTTAAACCTATAAAGGTAGTTATATTAGATGAAGCTGACTTTTTAACAATTCAAGCTCAAGCTTCCTTAAGAAATGTAATTGAAACATTTTCACGAACAACACGTTTTATAATGACGTGTAATTTCATAGAAAGAATAATTGATCCCCTACAATCCAGATGTCAAGTATTAAAAATAATACCACCATCAAAAACCGAAATAGCAAAACATTTAGATGGAATACTTAAAAAAGAAGAAATTGAGTATTTAAATGATGATTTAAAATCAATTATTAATACTTACTACCCAGACATTAGAAAAATGTTAAATACCATTCAATTATCTTCTAAGGATAATGAATTAATATTAGATAAATCAGTTATTGTATCTAACAACTACACAAAAGAAATCATTGATGAGTTAAAGAAGAAAAACACCAACTTTAGAACTTTAAGAAAAATAATAGCAGACTCAGGTGTTAAAGACTTTGAAGAATTATATAGAATTTTATTTGACAAAGCATCAGAGTATGCTCCTGGTAGAGAAGGATCAGTAGCTGTAATTTTAAATGAACATCAATATCATTCGAATTTTAGAATTGATAAAGAGATAAATATAAGTTCTGCGTTAGCCAAAATAATAGAAATCAAAAAACCACAAGTAATATGAATGAAAGAGAAACAATAGATGGTTATACTTTTAAGTATGACAAAGAAAATTCAATGTATGAATGTAGAGGTGATGTTTGTTATGATGATGAGCATGATGAAGTGCCTGAAGAAGGATTATGGTGGGCTGCTTTAAAACTTGAACAAAAATTAAAAAATCAAGGATTAGAAGCAGAAGCTGATCATTCTGAAAAAGGATGGGTAGAAGTAACAGTATATGGATCAAAATAAAAAATAAATTATGAACACACAACAACCACAAATGAGTATTGACTTTGCTAATACTACACCAATTGAAGGATTCGATGGTGGCCATTTATTTGGACAAGCATTTATAATGAGAAAAGTATCTAAATTTGTAGTTGGAGGAACTGAGGATGCTCTTCTTCCAATTCCAGTATTTTATTGTCTTGACTCAAAGAAAATTATTTTAGACTCACTACCAAAAGAATTAAGAGAAGAGTACTCTGAAATAGGAATATGATGAAAATAGAAATAAGATCAGAAACAGTTGATAACTTTTTCAATGAATTATTAAAAGAACTTCCTAAATTTGGTTTAAAAATCCAAGAAACCCCAGACATTGGAGAATATGGAGTTATTATTGAAAAAGAAGAAAATACAGAAAAACAAACAGCTAAATCCTTTACAGATTGGATTATAGGAAATAACATTGAATATTTAGACTTAGATGAGGATACAAGAGATTGGTACTATAAAAGATTCAAAAAAACCTACCAAAAATAAAACAAAATCAATTTTTTGTTGGTTAGATGAAATAACTCTTCATAAATCATCAGCTGAAGAATTTACTGATAAAGACTGGGAGAATTTCAACTCATATATGGTCCATAGATTCATAAGTATGAATGTATATTACACTGAATTAGCTGATTTAGCGCAGTCTTTAATGCCAAATAACAAAAAACAGATATATAATTTATATAAAGAAATGATACCTAAAAGAAAAACTTACTTTAGATATATTAAAGCTAAGAAGTCAACTAAAAATAAAGAATTAATTGAAAAAGTTGCTTCTTATTTTGAGATTGGCTCATCTGAAGCTTCTACTTATATTGATATAATGAGTAAAGATGATGTTATGACTTTATTAAAAGATATAGGCCATGATGAAAAAGAAATAAAAAAATTATTAAAATGAATAAATGTCAATTTTGTAGTAAAGAAACTAATCTACCCTGGTCTTACATAGCTATGACTCCAATTCAAGAAAGTCTAGAAAAGAAAATAGATAAATTAGGAAGAAATGATTGGTGGAAGAAATTAGAAGATCCTACCACACCTAAAGCTGAGTTAAAAAAATTAGATAAGTTAGCTTTTTATGATCAATTACTAAACACAGTAGGAAGAGGATTTATGTGTGAAGAATGTATTATTAAAGATGATGAATTATATGAAAAATACTATGGAAGAAACACAAAATAAAGACTCAATTCAATTAGTTAAAGAGCAATATCCTGAGATATATAAAAGCTACAAAGTAATAATGAGTGAGCAATTCAAATTATTTTGTGATAAGCACCTTGACTATGGAATGTCAAATATCTCAGCTGGAACACAACTTGAATCAAGAGAGGAAATTGACTTTGCTTTAACAGGTTTATGGTATAGAATCTCTGATAAAATTAGTAGATGGAAGAATCTTATTATAAAGAAGAGACAAGCCCAAAATGAACCCCTAATTGACACCTACCAAGACATTGTTAATTATGCTATTATAGCCCAAATGGTGGAGAAGAGTGAATGGAAAAAATAAATTATGGCAAGAAAATTACCTCAAATAGTAAGGGAAATTCAAGAAAAGGAAATTCCAAGTATAAATTATGCTTACCAAAAGAACATTTCCTACTCACAATATTCAATGTGGAAGAAATGCAAGAAACATTGGTCACTCCAATATAGGGATGGTCATAAAATCTACAATCCAAGTATTCATGCTTCCTTTGGAACTGCATTTCATGAAACTCTCCAACATTATCTAACAGTAATGTATGAAAAAAGTGCAGCAGCCGCTGACAGAGAAGACATTAATGGAATACTTAAAGAAAATCTTAGGGAATGTTATATGAGTGATTATAAGAAAAATAATAATCAACACTTTTCCAAACCCGGGGATTTGCAAGAGTTTTATGATGATGGAGTAGCCATTCTTGATTTTATTAAAAAGAAAAGAAATACTTACTTCGGAAAGAAGAATTGGTATTTAGTTGGAATTGAAACCCCAATTACAATGGCTCCACTTCCTAAGTATCCTAATGTATTATATTTAGGTTATTTAGATGTTGTTTTATATCATGAACCATCAAATACCTTCAAAATTATAGACATAAAAACCTCAACTAATGGTTGGAAAGATAAAATGAAAAAAGATGAGGATAAACAATTCCAACTAGTCTTATATAAGAAATTCTTTGCAGAGCAGTTTGGAGTCCCAAAAGAAAATATTGATATTGAGTTTTTGATTGTAAGAAGAAAAATATATACTGGAGGAGATTTTCCACAAAAACGTATACAAGAATTTAAACCACCATCAGGAAAGATAAAAATGAATAGGGCAACAAAATCATTAAATGATTTCATTGAAGAGTGTTTCACATCTGAGGGATTTACTGAGGAGGAAATGTCTCCTAATCCTTCCAAATGGAATTGCACCTTTTGTCCCTATAAAGATAAAAAGGAATTATGTAATGTTGGTATAAACTCTTAAAGACTACGTATTTATTATTATACCTATATATAATATAAAATTAAAATACAATGAGTAAAGATAAAAAATTAACAAGTGTAAAAATCAATAGTGAACTTTGGGATGAGTTTAAAATTGAATGTATTAAAAGAAAATTTTCATTTCAAAAACTATCTGAAAGAGCAATTGATCTTTACATGAGTGATGATGAATTTAGAAGAACAATAACAAATCACGATTTAAAAATTAAATAATTTATGAATAAAGATTTTAAGTATCTTCCCCAAAACAA